TCGTTGGACCTCACGGTTGTTCGGGTTCGGAATCGGTGACGCGGCAGACGCGGCCAATCGATTCGGCGTAGCTGGCGTCGGATTTGGAAAGCAGGACCGGCGTGCCGACGGGCACCTGCTGACCGCCCTGCCAGCTTGGCCGAGTGGTGATGCACTCGACAAAGCCGGCCGGCGGGGTGCGGACAGGCGCTGGCGGCGCTTGCACGTCGCCAGCAGTGTCCGCGGGGATGGCTTTGCGGCTCATCAGGTGATCGAGCTGGATGCCGAGAAGGCGCCGGAGATGCGCACGCCGACATCGGCAGTCAGGAAGGCGCGGATGCCGGTGATGCCTGCCGGGAAGTTCGCGTAGGGGTTCGCGGCGAGTTCCAGGGCGCCCCATTCGGCAAAGATGACCTGCCGGAAATCGCCGAAGATCATGGTTGCAGACGGCATCTGGTTGGTGCTGGCGCCCTTGAATCCGAGCACTTCACCTTCGAGGATGTTGCCTTTCCACAGCGGGGTGTCGGTGCTGGCAAAGCGCTGGCGCTGGGCGAGCAGGCTGGCGACGGTCGGGGTGGTGAGGTACGCGCATCCGGGGTGCAGCGCATTGGCGCCGGCAACGTCGACCTGTGCGTCGAGCAGCGCGGCCAGGCCCAGGGTGGTGCCGGTGAAGGCGCCGATTGAACCGGTACCGAGGATGCCGACCGGGGCGCCTGAGCCGCCGACGTTGATGCCGGCCGCGTCGAGCGCGACGCCGAGCACTTGCGCGAGGTCTTCCATGACGAACATGTCGGCATCCGGCGTGCTTTGCTGCAGCAGCAGGCGCGAGATTTCGGTGTAAGCGCCGAGCACTTTCGGCCGCAGCTGGAGCAGGCCGATGGTCTGCTGGCTCTCGGTGATCGCGGTCGCTTCCGTCGACAACCAGTAGCCGGTCGCGGCGCCGGTCTGCTTGGTAATGTCGGCGTTACCGACGAGGCCGGAGAGCGTGCGGGCGCCGAGCGATTTCAGCAGGGTCGCGTTGCGCAGCAACTCGATAAAGTCTTGCGGGCGCAGCGTGGTCGCGACCATGTGACCGCCGGCGGTGGTGGTGCCGACGGTCATGTCACGCCGCTGAACTTCCATCGGCAGAAAAAAGCTGTTTTCTGCCTGGCGCTGCAGGCCGGCTTGCTGGGCCTTGGCCGCAAAGGCGTTGCTGGCCTCGCGTTCGAGCCCGGCACCGGACCAGTCGTTGGCGAGCATGGCGCGGATGGCGCGGACAATCGAGTAGCGCTTGACTTCCTGCGCGCTCAGGCCGATTTCAGGCGTCCAGGCCTGGCCACGCTGGGCGACGTGCGCCATGAGTTGCTTCGTGAAATCCTCGGCGCTGGTGCCGTTGCGGATCGCTTGCGCGGGCAGTTCGCCCAAAGCAAAGCTCTCGAACTGCTTGGCCAGGGATTCGATGTTCTTGATGCGCTGCAGGGCATCGGCTGTTGCCGCGGCTTTGAGGGCGGCGATTTCTTCGGGGGTCACTTGTCTTGCTCCTTGCGGTATGGGGTCGGGGATGCTGGCGGGGGTTTGGGGGGAGGCGGTGTCGCGGTCAGCCATGCGCCCGACGCCGACGCTGGCATCGGCGGGCACGGTGACCAGCGAGTTTTCCAATGGCTCCCAATCGATGACGCGATAGGTTGTTGGAGCATCCGCAGCCCGGTCCAAGGGTCCGGCGGCGTGGTCAAGCGCGCGCCGGAAAACGGCCAGATCGCCGGGGGCCTCGCGCTGACAGCGTTCGAGCACCCGGCCGAACAGGCGGCCGTCGAGATTTCGGGAAATTGGGTCGCCGGACTTGGTGGTGGTCTGTTCGACGACAGCGTGCACCTCGTAGCCAACGCTGGCTTTGGTGAGGTGGTTTCCGGTAATGAGGGCGATGGTTTTGCCCTCGTCGCAAGCCCAGGAGATGATGGCGTCACCGCGAACGACATGGCCGTCGGCGACGACGGACTGCGGGACGTGGTGACCGCGCAGATCATCCCAGTTGTGGTTGTAGAGGATGGCGGCGCCGTCGTTCAGGCGATCGAGGCGGACGGCCTCGGGCGAGCAATCGAGGATCTCGATACCCCACCAGCGTTCGTAGGGCAGGTCGCTGGCGAAGGCGATGGATACGACGATGTCGGCGCCCGGCTGGTCGGCGGGGTGGTCTTCGCCGGGCGGCGCGATGCGCTGCAGCGGAGCCTGGCGGGACAGCGAAAAAAAGCGACTCATGAAAAAACCTCCATGAATCGCTTTTTACGCTGGGGCTGTCACCTGGTTAAGGCGGGGGGGGTGACAGGTTTACGTGAGGAGTTCAATGGCCCTGGCCGGCGTGAGCAAACCATCGTTAACCAGCTGCTCCAGAAATGGCGTGGACTCCGAGACGTCGAACTCAACGTCGGCGGTCACCGGAATGACTGACACGGCAATTCCCGCAGCAGATTCCGGATTGGCCAGCGCGGCCGCAAAAATGTTGGCGCGCTCGGTTGGCGTGAGTTGTGCGGTGATGGTGCGGGAGCTTTTGTAGACGGGTGGCGGGTAGTTGCGATCGGCCCCGGTGCGAGCCTCCCAGGATGGCACATCATAAAACCAGCGAACGTTGCAGGACGGATCGCCACCGTCAGCAATGACTGCGGCGCGCGCTTCGGTTTCAGTGTAGTAACGGGTGATTGACATTGCGATACCTCAAACAGTGGTGGGATCGAGCGCTGCAGCCGCCAGAAAGATGGCATTCCATGCGGCTGGCGTTGGGACGGGCACGAGGTTTGTCCGCAGGTTTGACGAAAACGGGTTATCCCGGTCAATGACCTGTGTGTATTTCCAGAATCTCTGTCGCTTGTTGGTCAGCAGCGCAACAGCCGTGTCAATCTGCGTTTCCGTGATTCCGGCGTCGGCGCAAGCCTGGATCAACTGCCACTTGCTGACGGTCGGGCGAGGGTCAAAAACAGGGGCATCGACACTGGTATAGACGTAGATGGTTTTCTCGGCCGGAATCACATGCACATGCGCGGCATCTCCTGCGAGCACAGCGGCGGCGCGGGCTGCTTCGGCATCGGCCTCACGAGTTGGTCCTGTAAAAGTTAGTTTGGCCATGGTCTAGGCTCCGTATGTAATGTAAGCATCAGCATGCAGTAAAATTGCACACGCAGTATTCACAGAAAGCTGCAAACTCATTGACAGATTCTGATCTATTCCAGTATCAGCAGATGTGTATTCAAGCCCGAAAACACTTGCGCCAGAAGCCCCTACGCCTGTCGGTATAGACGTTCGGCTATTGTTTTGCAGCGTCTCTACTCCCTGATTGCGGCAAGACAGGAGTTGCTCAGTATTTGGATATGTTGTCGGCGCTGTTTGCAAAACGATTGTAGATCCGACATAAGTCCTGAATGTCTTAGTTCCAGTGATATTCCCTAAAAATCGGAGATGTTGTTTAAGTGATCCATTCTTTCCCATCGCTCCACCACGCAGCAAAAAACCAGTTGGGCCTGTTATCTCCGCTATTGATTGGTTTAGCCATCCAGAAAGATTCACTGGAAATGGCGTAGGGGAACTAGGTCTACTTGGCTGGCCGGAAACATAAGTATCCGTATAAAGAATACCAGCTGTGTCCGAAGAAAACACTGCCCAATACCAGCCAGCGGGGTAAGTTTTTCCTCCGAAGTTAGCGGGGAGGTAGCACCAGCAGCCCTTCAGCGCATTCCATACCTTGGTCAAAATCGCCGCCGACAGCGTGAACGCGCCGGCCGTGCCGGTGAAGAACATCCCCACCGCTGCGCCATCGCCCGGAAGAATGACGAATGGCGTCCCAATCGCTGCAATTTGATTGGCGACACCACCAAGCTGGCGATGCTCGGAAATGTGATTGGCACCTGGCGCAACCGCTCCTGGCGCGAGAAATACCGGCGTAGCCGCGCCGCGCGAAATCAGATCAGCCTCGACATCCGCGGCAAAAGTCTGCGTCGTCGCTGCTGCCAGTTCTACCCCGCCGACGCGTACGGGTTTGGTCAGGATAATCGTCATGCGGGTTGTTGCTCCTGTTTGGGGTTCAGTGGGGCGGCCGGTGGCGCGGTCAGGTCGATGCCGTATTGCCTGGCCAGCGCTTCCTCGGTCTGCAAATCGTCGAAAATCTCTTCGATGTCGCGGCCCTGCTCGCGGGCGATGCGCGAGCGCGAGGTGATGCGCAGGGCGATGCCTTCGCGCGCGGTCTCGACATCCTTGAGTGGATCGACCCAGGCCCAGCCGCGGAACTGCCAGGCGTGCGCCGCGAACTTGTCGGCCTTGATGATCGGCAGCGCGGCGCCGTTGTCGAGCAGGATGGCGCCGTTGAGCAGCGAGAAGCGCAGCCAGTCGGCGAAGATCGGTTCGAGCCATGCGGCGGCGAACCAGTTCTGGCGCTTTTTCCATTCGTCGCGCGCACTCAACAGGGCCGCGCGGATGCTGGAGAAATTCACGGCCTCGTAATCGTTGCAGAGTTCGGGGTAGCTGGCGCCCGGCAGGCCGCTGGCCATGCGCTGATTGGCGATTTTCAGGAAAGGTCCGAAGACCTCGTTGGGATATTTGCTGTCGACGGTGCGGATGTCGTAACCGGTCGGGATGGTGTCCCAGGTGCCGGCGGCACTGGTGACGATGCGGGCGCCTTCGTTGCCGTCCTCGTCGGTGGTATCGTTGCCGATCGGCGGTGCGCTGCCGTCCGGCGACACGAAAAACCCGAGATGGTCGGCGCCGTGCTTGGCGGCCACCAGTGCCGACAATGCGAACTCTCCGGAGTAGTACATGGAGAGGATCGCCGCGTGTCCCCAGGGAATCCCGCGGCGCTGTTCGGCCCGCTGCGGGATGAAGCGGTGCAGCACGGCATCAGCCGGCACGCGATCGGCGTTGCGGGCGCTGGCGGCGGTCATCTGGCCGGTGGTGAAGTGGTACGCGACCGCGCGGCCGTTGGGGTTGATTTCGACGCCGGCGACGATGGCGTTCTGTGTGCCGTCGGCGGTGCGATTGAGCCAGGTCGCGAGGCGGTCGACGTCGAGCAATTGCAGCGAGTAGCCCCACTTGTTGCCGGCGGCCTTGCCGTATTTCGGCAGCACCAGCGCCTCTCCATCGCGCGCGGTCCCGCGCACAATCGCCTGGCACAGTCCGGCCCACGAGTAATGTCCGGAGACCTCGCAGACGCCCGGCTTGCCCCATTCGGCCCAGGCATTGACGATCGCCGTACGCGCGCCAGTGTCCGGGCTGCCGGGGGCGTTATCGACCAGCGAAACGAGGCGCGGCGCGGTCTCGCCGACGATGTTCGTTTCGGCGATGTCCAAGTAGTTGCGCATGAAATCGTTGTCGAATTCAAGCTTGCGCGACCGGCTGCGCAGGGCATCCAGGTCGTTGCGCAGCTCGTCGTCGATACGCTCGGCGGTGAGACGCCAGCTTTCGGTCAGGCGGTTGAGTTGTGCGGCGGCAAACCCCCGCTGCTGCGGTGCCGGCGGCGGGGTGCGGCGGAAGATGTTGCGGATCTTGTCGGCAATGGTCATCAGAACCTCAACTGCACGCGGCCGGATTTCCTCGGCCCGACGGATTCGCGGACCTCGCGGCGGTAGCGGTCACGCAGCAGGAGCAGGTCGGGAATCGACAGGCTTTTGAGCTGCTTGTCGCCGATCTGGTATTCCGCCACCCCCATGTCGCGCGACTCGATCCAGGCTTCGAGCGCGTCAAGCGTTTTCTGCGCGTGCGTGCGCGCATCGATGCCCGAGACGGCCGCGGCAAAGCTCGGCAGGATGGTGGTCGAGCCGGTCGCTGTGGTGTAGGTCTTGCCGGACTTGGTGACGCGCTCCTGCCAGGCATAGGTGCCGGCAGTCCAGGCGCCCGTGGTGCCGGTGGCGACTTCGACTAGATGGCTCGCGCCGTCGGCGCTGGCGCTGATGGCGATCTGCACGCCGGCCTTGACCAGCACGTAAGCCAGTGTCCAGCCGTCGTTGGCGGGGTAATCGGAGAGGGTGCGGCGCCAGGTGGCGGTGTCACCGGCCCGCAAGGTGGCAGGTACGGCGGTCGGGATAGGATGACTCATGCTTGCGTTTTACTCCGGAGGTGTCACGCGGGTAA